AGTAACTGTATAAGTTGATGTTGCTTTAATTGTTTCTACACCTGTTGCTGATCTAATAATAACCTGTAAATCAGTTGCTTCTAAAATTTTATAATCGTATGGAAAACTAGTGGCTGTGCCATTACCACTTGTTGATTTGGATATACTTGTTGTTGATATTGTCATGTCTTAAAAACCTTTAAACAAAATTGATGGTTTAGTCAATAAAAACTCTTGTCCAGTTTCTTGCATCCTCTTCTCCATTCTTCTTAATGAGCCAGGAGACATAGTTTCCATCATTTGATAACCAATTGCATAATCAAATATTGTCTTTATATAGAATAAATTTAAAAATGGAATGTTTTCTTTTATAGATAAATATGCTTGTTTTCCTGCCTTACCACCTTCTCCTTTAATAGCATAATTCATTGCAGCAACTAATTTTGAGACTTCTGTTAATCCTGGTCCAGCAAGAGTTGCTAAAGCACTTGATGAATTTTGAACATTGCCAAATAAAAAATCAGTATATATACCTAATCCACCACCTTGAACCATTGACGCAAGAAAAGTTTTAAAATTTAAAGGATCTTTTGGTTTTTTTCCTTTTAAAATATCTTTTGTTGACATTGCAATATACCCAAATAGCATAGATCCACCCACTAAACCAGCCATACCCATTAAGGCTTCCATGTTTCTACCTTCTTTCATCATAGCCATTTCTCTACCAATCATTTTTTGATAAAAAGCCATTGGAAAAGCTTTAAATTGACCCATAAATCTAATTGCTTCACCTGTTGGTGTACCTGCTTGTTGACCCATTTTTAACCAACCTCTAGTTCTAGCATCTGGTTCTAATACAGCATAAGTTGCTCTATCTAAAAACATTCCTAATACTCTTGTTTTTAAATTATCTCTAGCCATTTCAATATCTCTTGCAGACATTGTTTTGTTACCTTCAATATCTCTAATAATTGAAGCATCCAAATCATCTATTTTTCTAGTTGCAAAAAATTCCATACCATCATCAGCTTTATCTAAATCCATTTTTCTAATGTGATTCCAAATTTTTTCATTAATACCATAATGATTAATTAATCTTTTAAATTCTGGAGTTAAAGATTTGTAAGATAGTTTAGTTTGCTTACCTACATAATTACCCATACCAAGTATTGCACCATCTTTTAGTGAATTAGTCCACCAAGCAAGAGCATTAACTTTAAAAAAAGCTCTTTGTAATTGAGAAAAACCTCTGTTTAAATTATCTCCAGAAGAATATCTAGCTGCTAAATCATAAATAAGATTATCATTTATAAAACCTAACTGTTCAGCAATTTCAGATTTACTTTGAGAATTTTTTATTTTAGCCAATCTACCCATAGCTTCAGCTAAACCACCAACATAAGATCTACCTTGCCATTTCATTTCTTTAGCATAAAGATGAATATCACTAATAGCTGATATAGTTGCTAATCCTAATTTTGACATAGCCATTATTGAACGAGAAACTGCACTCCATTTTGCAAATGCAAATCCATTAATAGTATTTACAGATCCATCTATCTCTGCCATAAATTTCATATGACCACCTTGCGGTTTCATAAATGTACCAACAGCTTCTGCTTGTTTTTGTGAACCAACATCTTCTAATTGATTTTTAACCATGTCTCCTATTTTAGCAAAATTTTTTTGAGGATTAGTTCCAAGTTTACTCATAATTCCAATGTTTCTACCTGCTAAATTAAATCCACCAAATATTGATTCTTTTAAAGTAATACCACCAAACATAGCATTGTAGTCATACCAATCATCAGAATTTTTAAAATGCAAAACTCTTTTTGCTCCAATATTTTGAGCCATACTTCTTGATCCAAAACTTTCACCAACACCATTAACAATTTGGTTTTCATTTCTAATTAAAGAATTGTAGGCTCTAGTTAAAAATCTATCTATTTCTTTTGCTGAACCATCTGTGTCATAAAATGTTCTTTCATGATCCAATTTATTTAAAATGTAATCTTTCCAAGCAGCTAAATTTCTTTCTGGAGTACCATTGGCAAATTTAGATTTAACATTATTTTTTACATTAAGAACATCTAAAGCACTTCTTAATTGAAACGGATCAGAGTTTTGTCTAACAATCCATCCTGGCATTTTAGCAACATTTGCTCCATAGTTATTATATTTTTTTCTTACTGTTTCTGAAAAATCTTCAATTACTTTGGCAAGTGTTATAATATCTTTATTTTTTTCTGTTATGGTTTTACCTTCACCCATTTCCCAAATTGTTTTAGCTACTTTTTTTTCAATAGAAGCATCTGCATTAGCAAATAAATCTTGAACTTTATTTGTTTTTAATTTTTCGTTAAATGATATAACTAGATTTTTATAGTAGGCTTGTTGTGCAGCATCTACAGAATTTCTTGAACCCATTCTTTCAAAATTACTTCCAACCATAATAGCTGTTAATCCTTCTTTTGGATTATCAGGAAATTCTTTTAAAATAAATTGCACAAGATCTCTAATTTTAAGATCATCTTCAATAGCGTTTAATTTATTAATTTTTTTTTGTATTTGTGCTTTATCTAAAATTTCTTTAGCAAGTGTAGAATTTGAGCTGTCATCACCATTTTTTATTTTACCATCACCTTCTGCTTTTTTAATTGCAGAAATTATATCAGTTGCTTCGTCTTGATTAATGCCAGATTTTTTTAATGCACGCTGTACTCTTAATAAACATTTATCCATAATTATTTTCCACTCCTACAGTTTATACCTTCTAAAATTGCGTTTTCATAATCTTTTCCTTTAAGGTTAATATCTTCCAATGCATCAGCAGCAGCTCTAACTTCCGTTGAATCATTTTTTCCTAAAAATTTTTGTTCTTCTATTTTAGCAACAAGTTCATTTTGTTTAGTAGCTATTTCATTGTCATAATTTCTAGATTCCGGTGAAGATACAACTTTATCTTTTTCGTATGCTTCTAAAGTTCTTTTTGATTGTGTGTTACCTTTACCGCTTGGATTTGGAGTGGTTGTTTCTTGTGTTTTATTTACAATTCTTTCATCAATTAATTTATCTCTATTGTTAAGCTGTTCAATTATTTCTTTTTCTCTTGCTTGTAATTTAGATCTTTGTTTTTTTAATTTTTTTAATTCTGGAATATATTTAACATTAGAAATTTTTCTTTTAGGATCAAAGAACTTTTCCAACGTATTAATTCTATTTTGAATTTTTTCTTTTTCTTTAAAAATAGCTATATTTTCTTCTTGTAATTTTACTTTAGCTGTATTGATTTGTTTTTCATCTATTTGAGCATTTCTTAATTTAGGATTAAGATCAGCGGTGCTTTTTACGTCAATAGCTACTTCTTCTGACATTTGAGACAATCCTCTAGCTAACAATAATCTTTTAGTTTCTGTATCTGTCTCTGCAAGTTCTTTCATGATTCTACCATTTACTGGATAGTATTCATCATAAATATTAAATACTGGATCTTCTCCACCTTCAGCTTTCATATTTTTTCTAGATTCTCTAATTCTTTTATTGAATTTTTTTTGAGTGTATACGTCTTTTAATTTACCTGCACCAACGTGTAGACCACCCCCTAAAAGTGTACCAAATGTTACAGCTAATAAACTATCCACCAATCCATAATCTGATTGTTCTTGTGTAGCAGCAGCCAAAACTAATGGCTCAACAGCAGCGATACCAACAGCTCCTTCAACAGTACCTCTCATCATTCTTGCTTTTGTTAATCCATATTTTCCAACTAAAGATAAAAATCTTGCTTGACCAACAACAGGTATAAACATCATGGCAAGGTTAATTGGATCTGCCATACTTGCCACCATACCTACTCCAAATTTAGCAGTACCTGCAATAAAACCTTTTGGTCCACGTTGTATTATACTTTGTCTTTCTCTTTCTTCTTCTTTTCTTTGAACCAAAATATCTACAGTTGATTGATTTTCATCTTGATCAAAAAATATACCAGAATCTTTATATTTTTCATTTAACTCTTGAAAAGGAATAATTTCTTCATTCGTATCTCTAGAACCTCTTAACTCAATCATACGATCTATAGAACTGAAAGGATTATACTTCCATGCATCTGCTGCAGTTTCAGATAACATATCTCCCATTGATGTTGAAAATTGATCAAAACCAGTTTGTTTTGCGTGTTTATTTACTTCTAAATCAAAACCAAGATTTGCCATAATTAATTTGTATAAGATTTATTTTGTGTTGTATCTCTATAACTTCTAATTTGTCTATTTAATGCTGCATTTCTTGTGATAGGTTTTTTCATATCTAATAAAATATTTGAAAATGGTAAGTTATGAGTTCCATCATCAAATTTAATTTCTAAAAAATCACCATTTTTATTTTGTACTAAACCTAAAGATCCATCTGAAAAAGGTATAGCAAAAACAATACCAGATCCATCTGCAGAATTAACCCAAACTCCTTTTTCTTCAGCTTGACCATGCATTTCTTCTGTTAACTCTTCACTTGTAATATCTTTATTTTTAGATTGAAAACTTTCCATGTCAAAATCTTTTAAATAATGCGATTTTATAATTGATGCTTTATTTTTTATTAACTTCATTTGACCATCACTTAATTTAGTATTATTGTAATTTCTTGGAATAAAATAAGTGTTTTCTGTTCCTATTGTTTTTTCATCACCAGCAAACACAAAATTTTTTGCAACATAAGATATAGCATCTTTAATTGCTTTTTTTTCTTTAGTACCAGATGACATTGAGTTTATAGCAATATACTTTATAATATCTTGCATATCGTCTAATTGTTCATTTGCTTTTGTAGTATTCATTTTATTGCCATAAGTTACAACTTGTCTTAATTCTGCCATACCTTCAGCAATAGAACTACTAATAACACTATCACTTAAATCAGTTCTATCTTTAACAAAATTATCTAATCTTGTTTTTTCCTCATCAGTATCTACACTCATTGCTTTAATTGCAAAATCTTCATCATTAATATAAGAAACAAATTTAGCAGTAGTAGGTAAACCATTTTCAGTTAATTGATTTAATATTTTTCCATACTGACTTCCATATTGATTTTCTAATTGTTGAAGATAAGCAATCTTGCCAGTTGGGGAATTTTCTTGATAATCTGCTACAAGTGTTTTAGCTAATTTATTAGGTATTACCTTTATAAATGATTCATTAATACCCATATCTTCTTGTGCTTGTACAACTGTATTAACATATCTTTTAAACAAAATTTGTTTTGCTTCTGGATTTTGTTCATTATTATAATCTTCATAAAGATCTTTAACTATTGGATTGTTTTGTAATATTAATGTTGCAGCATCTTCTTCAATAAGTTTTTCTTTTATAGATGCATAGTTTTTTACTTTTTCTTTATATTGTGCATCTTGTAAAAGATTACCAGAATTTAATTCAAAGCCATCTATATATATTTGCTCATCACCAATTTTAGAGTTCATAATTGAAGATTTAGTTTCAACAGCTCTTATTGTATTATTTTTAGTTTCTAAAAAATCTGTATAAGCTTTATTACTAAATACCTCTTTAATAGCTTCTTCATTAATAGGGACATCAATATTAAGTTCTAATCCAACTATATAATTGTCCATACTTTCTCTTAGTATTGGTCTTGCTTCTAATTTAGCATCTTTTTTTAATTTTTCTCTAGTTTTTAATGTTAAACCTTCATACCCACCTGTGTTTAAATTTACATAAGTTTGAACTGGATCATCATAAATATCTTTGTTTACTTGGAATCCCTGCACAAGAGAAGGAATATTATTAATCATTTGATTTAAATTTGGAGCAGGTATTTTACCAGAATAAGCGTCTGTATATAATTTTGTTAAGTTTGTTTGGAGACTAGCATAATCAAAATCATTTACATTACCAATCATCCCAAATTCATCTACAACATTTGCATTTTTATTATTAAAAAGAGCTTGAGTTATTAAAGATTTTTCTGCTTGTTCTACTTGGTTTCCTAAATCTTTAATAACATTTTTATCTACAATAGTATCAATTCTAAAAATTCCTCTGTTTACTGCACTTAAAGCATTGTTTGTAAATAAAGTTGCAGTAGCATCATTACTAGCTTGTGATTTAAATTGACTAATAAAATTATTTGTTTGTTCTTTATAATAATTATTAGCAAATTGTTTATTAACTCCTAAACCAGTATTATCATTAGCAATAGTATCTTCAAGAGTGTTTACTTTTCTAGTAAACTCATTTCCTAATCTTAATGCTTCAGTTCTATTTTGCGTATCGTTTTGTTTTATTTTATTATTAACAACCATCTGTGTTACAGGTGCTAAAGCACTAGCAAGATTATTATTTAAACCAACTTGAATATTAGATGTAGTACCTGCTAATTGTTCCATTGATCCTTCGGCTGTGAATGTAGGTATTTTTGGCATTATGAATAATTACTAAATGTTGAATTGTTAGCTGTAGAACCAAATTGTCCTGTTGTGTTTGATGTTGATCTACCACCCATTTTTAATAAACTTGTTCCTGTAGAAACTATTGTTCCAATCTGTGCCATCTTAGCTTCTTGTCTAGCCATTGTACCTCTAATTCTTGCAAAGTTTGCTTCTTCTATTTTATTGCTTTGAGCAACTTTAGAATTATACTCAATTAAATTTTCTTGTAATTTTGCTTCATAAGCATTTGAAAGTTCTATATTAGCGGCTGTACCTGTTCCAAGTTCTACACCAGAGGTGGCAAGTGAAACTCTAGTTTCACCTTCTAATTGTCTAAATTCTTTTTGAAATTGTGCAATATCAAATTCTGCTTTTTGTTCTATTTGTGCTGCTTGACCTTCAAGAACTGCAGCATTTCTATTTGCAACTGATTGATTGTATTTACCTGCCGCACCTTGAGCTTTGTATTGAGCTGCTCCCATAACTCCTGTAAAAATTTGCGGTGCAAAAGGTGCTGCTGCTCCCATTAAAATATCCTCGCATACAT